TGGTGTGATAATCGGCAATATTTGTATTTTTTTCCGTTTGTGTATATACATTTGGGGTCCTGTAGACAATTTTCTTGTGTTTGTTTTCTACAATTCGAAAATAATTTGTCCTTTCGAGGCATCTTTGTATTTTATATAGATATTTTTGGGTGTGGTGGGGGGGAATTAAATCCATTCTTCTCCATTCCACATTCGGTCGTCATCGTCGCTATCATAATTATCACTTTTGGAAAGATTATCTGAACCCCAAAGTGGTTGAAGATTTGTATAATGAAAGCATTGATTACGTTCTTCTTCATTATCTAAATTGAAACTGGCGCATGGTCTTATATGATCAATATGCCATTCGCCTTGATTATCCCAATTCATTCCTTCTGTAAATTGGACTTCAATGTGTGTTCGTAATGTTTCGAGAGAACATCCGATGTATTCCAATGTATGTTTTTTATCTCGTCTTGTAGCATACATTTTTAATGCAGAATAAACACGACACCTTAATATCTTTGTTAAATGTCCATTTGGGTCGCATATTTTACACGTTTTTCTTTCACGTCCGTGTTCACAAATACTTACTCCTCCACAATCTTTACATATACTTCTATGACGTCCATGTTCGCATATCTGGCTTCCTCCACAATCTTTACATTGACTTCTCTGACGTCCATGTTCACAGATACTTGCTCCTCCACAATCTTTACATTGACTTCTCTGACGTCCGTGTTCACAAATACTTGCTCCTCCACAATCTTTACATTTACTTCTCTGACGTCCGTGTTCACATATCTGGCTTCCTCCACAATCTTTACATTTACTTCTCTCACGTCCATGTTCACAAATACTTGCCCCTCCACACTCTTTACATATACTTCTCTGACGTCCGTGTTCACATATCTGGCTTCCTCCACAATCTTTACATATATTTCTTCGCCGACCGTGTTCACATATCTGGCTTCCTCCACACTCTTTACATATACTTCTATGACGTCCATGTTCACAAATACTTGCTCCTCCACAATCTTTACATATATTTCTTTCACGTCCATGTTCACAAATACTTGCTCCTCCACAATCTTTACATCTATTTCTTCGCCGACCGTGCTCACATATCTGGCTTCCTCCACAATCTTTACATATATTTCTTCGCCGACCGTGCTCACATATCTGGCTTCCTCCACAATCTTTACATATACTTATCTGACGTCCGTGTTCACAAATACTTGCCCCTCCACACTCTTTGCATCGACTTTTTACTCGACCATGTTCACATAATATTATTTTTCCATTCCAAATTACAACGTTACCTTTGTAAATATATTTTGTTCCAACGTTCCGCAAGTTCTGTTTGGGTAATTCGGTTAAATTTTCCATATATGTGTGTAATAAATGATATGTATTTTTTCATCAATTTTATTTTGAGAGTATATCTCTGAACATCTGTAAAAATATAAAGGGATTTGTCTTAAAAATAAATAGAAAGTAATGATTCAGTCCACAACCACCACCACCACCAAAAGACCCTACAAGAAACCATATAAATCATTTCCCAAGAAAGGTGTAAAGGGTGAGAAGCGCGACGATTCCGCCAAATATGCAACGGCCAAATACCTCATCATCGTGGAATCGCCATCCAAGTGTTCAAAAATAGAGAAATATATGGGACAAGATTACGCGTGTATTTCATCCAAGGGTCATTTGCGTTCATTGAATTCTCTGAAATCGATAAACAAGGAAACATACGAAATCGAATTCGAAAACATTACTTCAAAAAGCAAACATATTATATGGATGAGAGATATCATCCGGAAATTCGACAAATCCAGAATCGTATTGGCATCGGATAACGATCGCGAGGGGGAAGCGATTGCGTGGCACATATGTATACTGTTTGATTTGCCCGTAGAAACAACTCATAGAATTGTGTTTAGTGAAATCACCGAAATGGCAATACGTAATGCAGTTGCGTGTCCTACAGTTATTAATATGAATTTGGTATATTCGCAACATGCGCGTCAAATACTGGATGTATTGGTAGGATTTCAAATATCGCCATTATTATGGAAGTTTCTATTTTTCGATAAGAACAAACAGTGTGTATTGTCGGCGGGTCGGTGTCAGACACCCGCATTGCGTATTTTGCAGGAACGGGAGGTGGCGGCCTACGGCCGCCGGGGTGAACCCCCCGCCATCCAATACCGAATAAACGCCTTTTTTTTCCCACAAAAGAATTTGTCTTTTTCTCTGACAACAATGATTGATTCCCCCGAAAAAGTCAGAGAATTTATGGAATTGTCCAAAACACATAATCACTGTATGACAATTGGCGACACGTGTAAAAAAACGTATTCTCCGCCTATCCCATTCAATACATCGAGTTTATTACAAACAGTAAGTAATCGGCTGCATATTTCCCCGAGTGAAACGATGCGAATATGTCAAACACTCTACCAGGATGGATGGATAACCTATATGAGAACCGAATCCCGAAAATATTGTAAAGAGTTTTTGGAAAAGTCCCAAAGTTATATTTTGAAAACATATTCAGAGAAACACGTTGGCAATTTATCTCTGATTCAAAACGAAGACAAGTTCCCTCATGAGGCAATCCGTGTAACGGATGTGTATGTCAAAAAGGGTAATTTGCCGGGGGCATATGACACGAGAACATTGGCAGTATACAATTTAATATGGCTGAATACGGTCCAGAGTTGTATGTCGACTGCCATATATAACACTGTAAGACTCACAATGACTGCACCGAAAGACCTGTCATATATTCACGTATTGGAAACTCCCGTATTCTTGGGTTGGCGTCAAACAGTGAATTTTGGCGTGGGCGAAGCCCACTCTCGTGGGAGTGGAGACGGGGATAGGGACGTGGATGTGGATGGCGACGCGGGGCGGTCGGAAGGTTCATCATCTCTGATGTTTTATTTAAATTCCCGTTCTCTGAAGAGTATTCCAATTGAAAGGATGGAATCGGCCGTATCTGTATCGACGGGTCAGACGCATTACACGGAATCGGCGCTTATTCAAAAGCTGGAAGAGTTGGGTATAGGACGACCATCTACGTATTCTTCTATCATAGAAACCATCAAAGACCGTAATTATGTGAACAAACAGGATATTGCAGGTGTCGAATTGGAGTACAAGGAATACAAGATGTCATACAGTGTAATTACGGAAACGGTCGGTCGCCGACAATTCGGCAATGAGCGTGCGAAACTGAAGATACAATCTTTAGGACAAATAGTGGTCGATTTTTTAACCACGCATTTTAATACGATATTTTCATATGATTACACAAGTCGGATGGAGTTTGATTTAGACGAAATTGCCAGAGGTTGTATTAATCATTCAGAGATTTGCAAAAAGTATAATGATGAAATGTTGAATTTAATCAAACTGGTGAAAAAGGGAATCAAAAAGAACGTATACACGATCGATTCGGAACATACACTAATGTTTGAGAAATATGGTCCGGTTATTTGCAAAACGTATAAAAAGGAGGATGGTTCAGAGGAGCGTGTATTTTTATCGGTGGACAGAGAGATTTCGATTGATTTGGAAAAATTAAAAACGCAAAAATACGAAATCTCTGAACTATTGGAGAAAAAAATCGATTTAGGAGAATACGAAGGGAATGAAATATTGGTCAAACACGGTCCATATGGAGATTATATTGTTTGTGGTGAAAATAAATACACATTAAAAAACAGTAAATGTAAAATCTCTGAACTAACACGAAATAATGTGTTGGAAATAATGGGGGTCAATACAGGAACAATGGATGACCCCGTTACCCGACACGTATCAAAGAATGCGGTATTGCGAAAATTCACGGAGGAATTGTGTATAAAGAACGGGCGATATGGAGCGTATGCATTTTATAAATTGTCGGGGGAAAAGAAGCCCCAATTTTTGAACATAAAAAAATACAAGGGGGATTGGAAGACGTGTCAAACAGGTGAATTTCTGGAATGGATCGACAAGACCTATGGCGTTTCGGTTCAAACCTGAAATGATTTAATTTATAAATGATTCAGAGAATATCCCCCTTTGCTGAATCTCTGAATGTTCTATATTACAAACCGAATATTATATGAATATATAATAGATTCATATAATGACAAGACAACTCAAATACAAAGGTGGTGGTAACGAAGAAAAAGTAAACTCGGGAACTCTTATCTTGTTTTTCTTATTAAGCGTGCTTTATATGGTGTTTGCCATATTTTCATTTTTGAATGAAAAAATCGAAATTATTTCAATATCTTATTTGTATGCAATCCATATTATATACACTTGTTTTTTATTTTATGTAATGTTTACAAATGAAACGTTAATAAAGGAATTTTCAATAGGTAGTAGAAACGACGAAAAAGAAGTTTCCTTTCCATATGGCGAATTATACAGTATCAATACGTTATTTTTGTTTGGTTCGGTAACTGGAATGTTGACGGGTATTATATCATTAACAATGATTATAGTGATAATTTCCTATATGGTGGATTATTATGGAAAAGACGTTCCATTGAAAAATCTTTCGATTGAACACGCCGAAAAGTTGAAAAATTACAAAATCATATATATAGTATCAACTGGGTTATCTCTGATATTGGCGTTAATGTTTACGGCGTGTTATATGGAAGATTTGACGGTTTTTATACGCAATGTATCGGGAATTGTATTGACAATGGCAGTGATTTCATTTTCGGTCATACAGTTGGTTTGGTCGAGGCAGTTACTTACAATCAAATTGGATCATTTGGTTTCATAATGGGTCTGGGTCTGTGTGTGTGTCATACAGAATTATTATGTATATGGTTTGGCGGTGGTGTGTGGGGGGCTGGCTGGGGGCTGGAGGGGCATGAGGGAATAAAACGAATCTCGTCTAAAAAATGATAAAAAATAATTTGTATATTCTAATACGAATTATTAATTATAAAATGAAATTTTATGAAACAAATTACGAAGATTATTTGCACGCAATCCAAATGTTCAATTTCCATCCCGAATTAACGCCAATGTTTCAAAAGATGCCAAAGAACATCCGACTGTTTGAGAATATGATTGTGTATGGTCCATCGGGTATCGGCAAATACTCACAGGTATTATTAATGTTGCGCGCATATAGTCCAACAGAATTAAAATACGACAAGAAAATGAAAATAACCACAGAAAAAAACGAATATGTGTATCATTTGAGCGACTGTCATTATGAAATCGATATGGGACTATTGGGATGCAATTCGAAAAACATTTGGCACGAGATTTATTTGCAGATAACGGATATTGTCTCAATGAGTAAATTGAATCGCGGAATTATCGTATGCAAGAATTTCCATTTAATCCATAATGAACTGTTGGACATATTCTATAGTTACATGCAACACAACGAGAAAATCAAATTTGTATTGTTAACGGAACATTTGAGTTTTATTCCGAATATGATATTAGAATCGTGTCAAACAGTGAATATTGGCCGACCATCCGAAGGGCAATATCGCGAACTGTATGACCATATGAGACGCCGAAAAGTGGCCGAAACTACAAACGCCGAAATCAATATGGACAATTTCGTAAAAAAAATACACGGTGGTGTGTTGTCATTGGCGGGGAGTCAAACAGGTAATCATATGGAGATGGCGGGATTGGGTCACAATGGTGGCAAGGTGTCGACAAAGGGCGGAGCGGCGGAAATCGACAATATGTCGATAATGAATTTGAAAGAATTGGCTTTTTTTTCGCATATTAAAAAATCGTCGGAAATCCCAGAGGATATTTTCAATATAATTTGCAACAATATAATCCGGTCAGTGGATGATTCGCGCAATATCCAGATTGCCGAGTTCAGAGATACCCTGTATGACATATTGATATATAATTTGGAGATTGGGGATTGTATCTGGTACATTTTCTCGCATTTTGTGAGATTGGGGAAATTCCGTGATTCGGATATCTCTGAAATATTGAATCGGATTTACGTATTTTTGAAATATTATAATAATAATTATCGACCAATATACCATTTAGAAAGTATTATGTTTTACTTTATAATAAAGATACATGGATATGATGCCAAATATGTGGACCAAATATAGGTCGGCGTGTGATACATTGGGAGTGGAATACGAACATACGATTTTTGATATCAAGGCACAATATCGCGCGAAAGCGTTATTGTATCATCCGGACAAATGTTCAGAGGTGGGGGCGGCGGAGCGATTCCAACAGGTGAATTCGGCATATGAATATTTGAAAGGGTACAAGGAATCACCATTCAAAGGGGTTTATGTGGCGGATTTCGAGGAAGATGGGTCGGAGGGGTCGGAGGAAGATCTAAATGACTCAAATAGAATGAGGGGGTCGAATGCCTACTCAGCGCCCGAGTTCAAACAGGTAATCTATATGATTATGCAAAAGATGGCGAAAATCTGTGAGAAAAAGACGCGCCAATTATTGGAGGGATTTAATGTGGCACTGTTGGAACGATTGTCGGTCGTATTGGAATTGTATCCGGTAGTACCGGAAACAATCCGAGAAATGGTGCGCGAAATCGTCGAATTACGTCGGGGTCAAACAGAGCGTATTATTATTAATCCCCTGTTGGACGATATAATGTCTGACTATTTGTATCCATTTATAAGAGATGGAAAAACGTATATATTGCCATTATGGCACCACGAATTGGTGTATGATGTGGAGGGGGAAGGGGGGGAGATGGTCATACACATAAATCCGATTTTACCCGAAAACGTCATGATAGATCGCGATAATAATTTGCACGTGTATTTGACATATAAACTGTTGGACATATGGGAGGGACGAATGGGGATGGTGGATGGGGACAGGGAGAGTGGATGGGTGAAATTCTATTTGGGACTTCGCCGATTTTTAATACCGGCGAGTCAGATATGTATGAGGGAGAATCAAACCGTGGTATTGGTGGGCCAGGGAATTTCGCGGATTTGTCATACAGATGTATATGATGTGAGTCAGAGGGGGGATGTGGTCGTTCATTTGTCGATTTATCACGAATGAATGTTTTGTATTGAGTGATACATATACATATAATAAATATAATATATAATAAATATACATATAATAAATATACATATTATATTATACATATAATATAATATATATGACAGAAACTGGTTTTATTATATTGAGACATGTAAATGACTAACGAACCAATCAATATTGGATACATTGTTATAATTGTATTCGTAAATTTCATCCTGAAAATATGATTCTTATAATCGACGATAATAGTAATACACAATATGTAA